GATGCAGAACGGGATCTCCGGGGTGTCTATGTATTCGGTGTTGGTGTGGTAGTTGCCGTAGGCGTCCACGGTCAAAACCGGGTGTTCCAAGGGCGGCAGGGTCTTTTTGACGTCCATCCATACGCCAGCGGGCAGGACTTCAAATTCTTCCGCGGTCATGCGGTGGAAGTCAGGCGCCGGGCCGTCCAGGAGCCGGAAACCCTCATGGCCCGGTTTGGGCTTCTTATAGGGCCAGCGCGGGAAGTTCTTGTAGAGGTTGATTGTCCAATCGGCCGTTATTGTTGCGTCTTCCGCGTAGCCCACAATCTCCACAAAATGGGTGCAGCAGTTCAGCTCGGTGTCCAGATCTTCGCGGATTGTTCTGTCGTTCGGGTTTTCAACCTCAACCAGCAATTCGACTGTCACTTTCTTCTTTTCGTTGCTCATTTATTTTTCAGCCTTCTTTCTTCATGGCTCCAGCTGCGTGTGACAGCTGGGGCAGGCTTCTAATTGATGGAAGGAAACATGGCCGCAGATGGGGCACTTGAAATAGGTTTCTCCCCACCCTCCTGCGTATATTTCCCATTGTGGTGTCGGTTGCGGCTCTTCTGTGTACTTCACGACATCAAAATGC